CAAACAATAACACCATCAATGCTGGATCGTCCACAATGACAGCAGCTACATTCATTGGAAACTTAGCAGGTGTAGCTAATTCAGCTACCATTGCTTCCAATGCTTTAGGACTTTCTGGAACACCAAACATCACAGTAGGTACAGTCACAGGAACCTTAGCAGGTATAGCTAACGCTGCTATCTCTGCTTCTAATGCTGATTACGCTTCCAATGCTACTTATTCCTCCAATTTGCTTGGAACACCAAACATTAGTGTTGGAACAATTACAACAAACAATAACACCATCAATGCTGGATCGTCCACAATGACAGCAGCTACATTCATTGGAAACTTAGCAGGTGTAGCTAATTCAGCTACCATTGCTTCCAATGCTTTAGGACTTTCTGGAACACCAAATATCACCGTAGGCACCATATCTGCTTCTACTGCTACAATATCAGGAACTCTGATTACAAGTAACCTTACCGTTTTGGGATCCAATACGACCGTAAATACCTATACCATATCTACCAGTAATGTTTCCATAAGCAATATAACAGGAACGGGTCCGGCATTAAGTGTGAGCCAAAAAGGAGTAGGAGCAGGTTATCCCATAGCTGACTTCTACGATATAGAAGTAAGTACAACTGTTCCGGCATTACGTATAGCAGATGGTGGTAATATTGGCGTTGGAACAACCATGCCAAAAAGAACTTTGGATGTATCTGGTGATATAAATTTTACTGGAGATTTGTACAAAAATAATGTAATATTTTCAGGAGGTTCATCTCAGTGGACCACAACAGGAACTGATATATATTATACAACGGGTAATGTTGGTGTTGGTACGGCACAACCTCGTGAAGCAATGGATATAGTAGGTAAAGCTCTGGTATCCCAAAATGTAGGAATTGGTACAACTATTATGAATAGTTATATGCTCAATGTACAAGGTGATGTTAACTTTTCAGGCACAATTTATCAGAATAATACACCTTTTTCAGGAGGAGGCGGTTCATCACAATGGACCACCAGTGGAACAAATATATATATACTTAGTTCCAATGTGGGTATTGGAACAGCGACACCTATAAAGGCATTGGATGTAAAGGGGGATATTCAAACAAGTAATATACGCGTTCTTGGAACAATTACCTATGGACCAGATGATATAGTAAATACGAATATACAAGTGCCTCCTGTGAGAACGGTTACATATGTACAAGATCCCACGAAGAGCACATTTACACTTACCAAAGATGGATTCTATGGTGGTACCTACAGCAACGTCCAAATCTATGTTGGACAAGGATTATTGAGCTATTATAATTCAAGTATTACGGATTATAGTTTAGTTCTCAGTTACAATTCTACACAAACCATTTATACGGTGGGATTAACAACTCCTGTAGATTATGCCAGTATTGTAGATATTACCGTATGGCCGACAATCATACCAACCTCCACGCCTTCTGGTAATTTAGTTCAATCTGTGAGTGTGAATAGTATATGGACTCAACAAAATACAGCGATCTACTATAATTCTGGGAATGTAGGGATTGGAACTACGCAACCAAGAAAAGCATTTGATATTCAAGGAGGAGATGCCATCGTTTCAGGAAATATTGGAATTGGAACAACACTTCCTATAAAACCTCTTCATATACAAGGACAATCTTATTTCAGTACAAATGTGGGTATTGGAACTACTAATCCGCTGCAATTATTAGATGTCCAAGGTGGAAATGCTATTATATCTGGAAATGTAGGAATTGGAACAACTCTGGCACCATATCAATTAGGAATAAATGACACCGTTCGGCATCTTATAACAGCTCCTGTAATGCCGATGTTTGCTTATTGTCTATTTGATTCAAGAAGTTCAAATGGTGTTGCTAATATTATAAGTTCCTTCAATATATTAAGAGTATATAGAAGTGCTGCAGGAAATTATGAGGTGATCTTTAATACAGCAACAAATACGATTCCCGTGGTAATTGCTCAAGTATATGTCAATGGTGTTCGTATGGTTACAGTTGCAACTATAGATAATACTATATACAATGCCGATGGAACAACAACTTCATCGTTTCTTTATCTTTATACCAGAGCATCCCTTTTAGTGTCCGCATTGAATGGAGCTGCTACCGATACAATTGATCGCGTATCCCTTATCGTAATTTAAAATTTATATTTATATAATAATAAATTATATGAATGAAAACATATCATTATCATCCATATACACGAAAATATCAATATCAAGATAATGCGGATGAAAGTCCATTGGAACCAGGTATATTTTTATTACCCGCCTATGCTACGTTTGTAGAACCGCCTTGTGATATTCCAGAGGATAGTTATGTTTCTTGGAGCGGGAGTGATTGGGTCATTTTAAAAATACCAGAGATACCGAAACCATTAGAACCCATTCTGGAAGAACCAAGTCCACCGGTTGATCCGTGGGAAGAATTGCGAATACAAAGAAATCAATTGCTGACAAATACGGATTACCTATTCCTTCGCGATTATCAAGATTTAACTCTGGAAAAAGAAACCGTATGGCGTGCTTATCGTCAAGCCTTACGAGATCTTCCCAAAAATACAACAGATCCTACAACACCAGAATGGCCAACAAAACCTACGTTTGTAGATTAATTTTAAAAAATAATATAATAATATAGTTATGTTTAATTTTTTTACTATTTTTATACCATACAAATAGAGTGTTTGTATGAGTTCCAATAACCCAGTACAAAATATCACAAATTATGTTTCGGGATCCCACCGATTTATAAATGTTGGCACGGGTTCTGGTGCTACACCTACGAATACATTGGTTACGCTAGCCAAGCGTACCGTAATGACGATTGAAAGTTGCAATATTGGGATTGGTACAACTATTCCGCGAGCGACATTGGATGTAATAGGAAATACTTATATTTCGCAAAATCTTGGAATTGGTACAACGATTATCGGCGCTTACGGTTTGAATGTGGTTGGAAATGTATATTCTTCGGGAACAATCACGGCGACGAATTATATTGGTGAAAGTGCTACATTCTCGGGTACTTTAATTACCAGTAATCTAATCATATTAGGATCAAATACGGTTATTAATACATATACCCAGCAGTCCAGTAATTTCTCCGTTTGTAATGTAATAGGAACAGGACCTGCGTTAAGCGTAATACAAAAAGGAATTGGTGCCGGATACCCTATCGCCGACTTCTATGATTTGGATGTCAGTACAACGGTACCTGCCCTGCGTATTGCGGACGGAGGTAATGTAGGAATTGGAACTGATACTCCTGTGTCAGCTCTTCATGTCCAAGGAAATATATATAGTAGTGCTAATATTGGGGTTGGTACATCCATTATACGACAAGCATTAGATGTGGTAGGAGATACGATCGTATCAGGAAATATTGGAATAGGTACGACACTTCCAAGCGCTCGAATACAAGTTGGTGCCGGTACAACAACAGTATCTCCTTTTCTATTCACATCTGGAACGAATCTTACGACAGCAGCAGCAGGAGCAATGGAATACGATGGTGAAAATTTTTATGGAACAGTGGATACAACAAGTGGTCGCGGATATTTTCCAAGTTGTCAACTATTCCGTTTAGCAGCAGATAGGACTGCTATTGGATCTGCAATTGCTAATTATTTTGGAACAACCAGTGCTATAAATTTAAAAGCAGGAGGATTATATGATTTAGAAGCTAATTGTTATTTTGTAAAGCAAACAGCGGGGACTATAACCGTAACTTTTACTACATCTGTTTCAGCTGTTTATGTAGTTGGATGTATTTTATATAATAATTCAACTGCAACTGGAGCGAGAAGTATTAATAAAGTAAGTGGGGGTGCTACTGCGAATGCATTTACAGCATCACAATCACTGACAACCGGCGGAAGTAATACATTCAATATTCGTGCAAGTATATCCGCAAATGCTACAACAAATGGAACACTGACGATTAATTTTACAGAAAGCGCAGGGACGATCGTGCCTTTAAAAGGGAGTTATTATAAAGTGATGCAAGCTCCTTCTGCAAATACTGGTATTTTCTCATAAACATATGTTTAAATTTTTTACTATTTTTATACCATACAATTAGAGTGTTTGTATGAGTTCTTATAATCCAATAAATAATATCAAAAATTATGTATCAGGGTCGCATCGTTTTATAAATGCGGGTACTGGTTCTGGTGCTACACCGACGGATACATTAGTGACACTTGAAAAGAGAACCGTTATGACAATTGAAAGTTGTAATATAGGCATTGGGACAACTATTCCAAGAACAGCACTGGATATTATCGGGAATGCTTATATCTCACAAAATCTTGGTATTGGTACGACCATCATTGGAGCATATGCTTTGAATGTTGCTGGGAATATTTATTCATCAGGAACGATAACTTCTACCAACTATATCGGTGGAAGTGCTACATTATCTGGTACTTTACTTACAAGTAATCTAACTGTATTAGGATCCAATACAACTATCTATACATATACACAACAGTCCAGTAATTTCTCTATTTGTAATGTGTCAGGAACAGGACCAGCATTAAGCGTGACACAAAAAGGAATTGGTGCCGGATATCCCATTGCTGATTTTTACGATTTAGATATTTTTCCACCCATACCATCGCTTCGTATTGCGGACGGGGGTAATGTAGGAATAGGTACAACGATCCCTCTTGCTAATTTACACGTCCAAGGAAAGGTATATACAAGCGCGAATATTGGTATTGGAACAACTATAATTCGTAATAAAATAGATATTATTGGCGATATAATAACAACGGGTAATATTGGAATTGGCACGACACTTCCCCGTGCTCGTTTACAAGTTGGTGCTGGAACAACGACGATTGCTCCATTCCGATTTACTTCTGGAACAAATAGTACTGCAGTAAATACGGGTGCTATTGAATACGATGGTAAAGTATTTTATGGAACAGCAGATGCAACGAGTGGTCGCGGATATATACCGAATAATTATAAATTTTGTTTATTAACAGCAAATGCGCCTGGATTTAGTACAATTACAAATATGTTTGGAACAACTAGTTCCATTAATTTAATTGCTGGAGGAATATATAAATTAGAAGCGAATATGTATATAGCTAAGAATAGTAGTGGTGCTGCTACATTGAGGATCACTCTTACAACTACACAAAATGTTGTAAATTTAAATGGGTTTGTTAATTATAGTATTACTACAGATGCTACAACAAATAGAATATCGTTATTCAAATCTGCTACAACTGCAAATGCATTTGGTGTATCAGCATCTTTAGCTGCTAGTACAAATCATGGTATTGTATTACATGCTATTATTGAAGCAAATGCTTCATTAAATAGCACACTTACTATTAATGGTACATCATCTTCATCAGGCTTTACATTATTACGAGGGAGCTATTATAAAGTATCACAGCTTCCTTCTGGAAATACTGGTATTTTCTCATAAATATATTAATATTTATTAACTTATGAGTGTATTTTTATATAACACTATTTTGTATATTATAAAAGTAGGTTCTTCGTATGAGTTCAAATAATCCTATACAAAATATCAAAAAATATATCTCTGGTTCGCATCGGTTAATAAATGTGGGCACGGGATCTAATTCTACTCCTACGAATACATTAGTTACACTTGCCAAGCAGACAGTGATGACGATGGAAAGTTGTAATATTGGTATAGGTACGACACTTCCAAGGACAACTCTTGACATTGTAGGAAATACTTATATCTCACAAAATCTTGGAATTGGAACGACCATCCTTGGTGCTTACGGTTTGAATGTGGTTGGAAATGTATATTCTTCCGGAACAATCACGGCTAACAATTATATTGGTACTACATTATCTGGTACGATAATTACAAGTAATCTTATTGTGTTAGGATCCAATACAACTATCTATACATATACACAACAGTCCAGTAATTTCTCTATTTGTAATGTGTCAGGAACAGGACCAGCATTAAGCGTGACACAAAAAGGAATTGGTGCCGGATATCCCATTGCTGATTTTTACGATTTAGATATAAGTACAACGGTACCATCGCTGCGTATTGCGGATGGAGGTAACGTAGGAATTGGTACTGCTACCCCTGTGACAGCTCTTCACGTCCAAGGAACAATGTATAGTAGTGCTAATATTGGTATTGGAACGACCATAGTTCGAAAAGCATTTGATATTATCGGCGACATGATAACAACAGGTAATATTGGAATTGGAACGACGCTTCCATGTGCTTTATTACAAGTTGGTGCAGGAACAACAACGGTAGCACCATTTCTATTCACATCTGGAACGAATCTAACAAATATAGTGGCAGGATCCGTTGAATATGATGGTATGAATTTTTATGGAACCGTAGATACTACCATTGGGAGAGGCTATTTTCCAATTTGTCAGATAATCCGTTTAACAGCAGATAGCTCTGCGATTGGACCATCGATTGCTAGTTATTTTGGAGCAAGTAGTGCTATCAATCTTATCGCAGGAGGAATATATGAATTAGAAGCATTCTTATATTTTACAAAAACAACAACAGATACGATAATAATTACATTGACTACTACACAAAATGTTGTAAATATAACAGGCACACTCGATGCTGGTGCTGCTGTTGGCGGAACTGCAACTGGGGCAGGAATAAGATTAGCGTTATATCAATCCGCTACAACCGCCAATACCTTTCCTACGAGTCCTGCTTTAACAACGGGTGTAAATCACGCCTATCATTTACGCGCTATTGTGGAAGCGAATGCTTCATTGAATAGTACTCTTGTTATTAATATAACGAATACAACAGGTACGGTTACACCATTGCGAGGTAGTTACTATATCATAAATAGGATTCCAACAACAAATACGGGCGTTTACTCATAATTTAATAATATAACAAATTTACACAACCCGTGCGATGGTAAGTTCTTCTATTTTCTTCATCACACCGTCTTTTATTTTGTTCTTTTCCGCATAATGATGTGAAATTTTTGTAAAGAATGGATATACATCTTTGTGCATATGGTTGTCATAAGGAGTTTGACCACCTGGATGATTATAGTACCATTCTGTAAGATCAATGAGTTGATCCTTAAACAAAACCCATTTGGCATCTGGATATAATTCTATTAGTTTTTCAAGATCTGCTAGGAGTAGTTGGTTCTTATTATTTGTATGTTGTTTGACCCATCCTTTCCAATCCACACTGCCTCCGTCGCGTCGTACTTTTTTGATAGAGGGCATAATATCATCTACGGATTGAAGTGCTCCTTCAACCCAGCATTGTCGTTTGCTATATGCTTCCCCGCATACATAGAATCCTGCCGAAGCGTCGTTGTCCCATAGCGTCTTCTGGATACTGTTACGAATTTTGTCAGAATTTATTCTCGGTTTCCACATATGGATAGCATTATCCCAATGATACGCCTCTATCCAGAGAGGCTTTGTAGGAACTTTCTTTTCAGGAAAAAGCTCCTTGAGATTTCGATGTATCCGTTTTGCCAACATATCTGTACCTAATTCGGCTGTACTATTCCAAGCATCGGCTTGTGTAGAATCTGAATAACTTACCATTGCTGTTGTATTGCTTATCGGGATAAACTGCCGAATTGCTATATCCGTAGTCACAATCGGTGTATCGCCAAACCATGGTGTAGCATATTTTGCGTAGATACGCTCGCACGGTACGCCTTGAACGGAATTAATATAATTTAGTTGTTGTTGGTTCCATATGTCAAGATCAAGCAGAGCCTGTTTTGGCAATGCCAGCATAACCAAAGCAGATTTGAATACAGATTTTTTCCCATCAATGCTGTTTGCCGTAACCGTATATATTCCTTTCTTTTTAGATATATCTATTACACGATGTTCAAGTAACCCTTCCCAATCCCTATTAACAGTAAGATCATTTACAATAGACTCAACAATCGTACTCAGTCCATTTTTACATACATAAAATTCTTCCGATGTATTAAAATCGCTGGAGAACATTCGCGCCCCATCATAAGCATTAATGACTCCAAATTCACCATCGTATCCAAAAGCGGCTTGTGCTATTTCTCGGTTTGCCACACCGATGATCTCCTCGGCGAGCTCACCAAATGTCATGGAACGTAGTACCGAAGCTTTATAGTTTTTTGAGCCAACTACAATCTTAGTGATAAGTTCATATGCCGGATTTACAACCGGAGCAGTACCACATTGTACAGAACGATATTCCCTCAATCTTTTATCAAGCTGAATCGTTTCTATGCCATATTTCTTTATAAGTTTTTGTATTCGTTTATGGCTCTTATGAAATCTTGCTGCTCCTGCTTCATATACTTCATTATCGCGCGTAATCGTTCGTATGCGCCCACCCCACCGGTTGTCTTTTTCAATTGTACATACGCGAAGTCCTTTCAAACAACATTTGAGGGAGGCATAAATACCTGCTATGCCTCCGCCTACAATTACGATATCACACTCTTTCATTTTGTTATACTCTATAATAGATTTCTTTTTAATTGTTAAGGAAAATATAGGTAATGAGCATTCTTCTTATTGTATTTATAATCACTATATTATTAATTGCTATAGCGATAACTGTGGTATATAAATATTATACCACAGAAAGCTTTATAAGTACTACAGGATCTGATAATGAAAAAATTATACAAACATACAATGAAATACTCCAGCGTGATCCTACGGTAAGTGAATTAAAATCAATCAAAAAAAGTATGAAAAAGAAAAACCTTAATTTCTATAAGCTTCGAGTTCTCTTATATAGTTCTGACGAATACTATCGTATTATTAAAATACAAACAAATACAACAACACCCGAATTAATGATAATGATAGCACAACAAAAATATGTAGAGAAGATTAACAAAATATACAAAGATACATTTAATAAGAAAATTAACTCCGATCTCGTGCTTCCATATCAAGACCTTTATGATTATAAATTCAAATTAAAGGACGGCAAGTTAAAAGAAATGTTACAGGATGAACGATATAACGATTTTGAAGAAGAAGTACTTGCTACAAATGGTCTTGACAGAGATATGCTATTTGATATTTATCATGATAAATACGAGAAAAAACATGATAAGAATAAGAAAAAATCAAAAGTAATTCCAGCTTATCCACCACAACCCTATTATATTTTAACAGGATCATCTATAGCAAATGATGCTTCCTCATGGGAAGAATCTGATAGTAAAGTATCTTCTAAAATAATTCCTCCATGGAAAAATGGTAATCAACCAGAACGCACCTATCATAAGAACATTGATCGCGATAAACAAGAAAAATATGAGGAAAATATTGGAATGAAAACTTTCATATTTCCTTCTACGTCCCGACCAAAACCAGTAGATGTAAATAAACCTTTACCTTTACCAAAATACCCTCTCCAATCAACCCTTATTGGATCAAAACTTTCAACAACACCATTAACAAAACCAAAACCAAAGACAAATATAAAAGAACAAATAAAGCCAACTATGTATTTAAGTTCTCCAATAACTTTATCATCCATTATTCTCCCAAAAGTCGCCACAAATAGACAGGTATCCGATCTTCTTGAACCGAACCCGATATGTAAATAAACATAAAAATATTAAAAGAAATATAAGGATTGGTATCATATATAATATGTAAAATAGAAATGAAGTACAAAGAGATTTTTCTTATGAACCAGATTTATGTGGTTCATCCAAACAAACGAATTCCTATTAAGTTGTGCCCTCGTGATGAGGTTGCTCATCCAGACAAACTCGCATGTATTGTAAATAATTTAATCCGTAAATGGAAAGAAATAAAAATAAATGGGTTATCTCTATACTATATGCGCATTGAATATGATAAGAAATTTTATAAAGATTTATCATCTTCCCATTTGTATGTATTAATAGATGATAAATCTGCGGATATTTTTATAGATGCTCAAAATGTTCATCCGGATTGTCCAGACGATATGTATCTATTTCTACAAAAACATGGATTTTCGTTATTTGGAATAACATCTCCTGTATTCAATCTGGATGTTGAAAATGCTCCAAATATATATTACGGCATCCCTGTAAATATGGTCAACGATCCTGTATATTTAGCACCGGGAAGTATAGTGGAACTTCGTGAGCTTATTAATACGAGATGTTATACTATATGTAATGGTCTTACCCTTTTTCTTGCTATGGTTCGTGCCAAAATATGGAATTCTGGTAAAGCATATGATGCTATTCAAAAATGGTACAAAAAGAATCCAAATGACAACAATATAGAAATGAATGAAATTTGGCAAGTCCTTTATATAAATCATCCCGTACCCATGATAAGTGAATTTCCATCTTATTATTCTACGATGTTCCCGCCAATTCAAAAGAGATTTCTTGAACATTTATATTTAGAAGATACGATACCGCTGACACAATTTGTGAACGATACAGATCCAGACAATATCGTATGTTATTATTCTACACCATTAACATCTATGTTTCCGTATTTTAATAAAGATATTTTTGATCATTACAATGATAATTTTGTTTTATCGGATGATATACCCACAATTTTTGAAGTACCTTTTGTTATGGACGACGAAGATGAACAATTGATTGATATAGAAGGATTTTTTATCGCCATTTTAAGATCAAGACGAGCGTGGAAATGGTGGAAAAGATATGGATCAATCTATTTTAGAAAAGCGTACAATACTAATTTAAATTCGGGCAGTTTTTTTATGAATTGTTTCCAAGCGCTATTTTATTTGTATACAATCCCATACATAGATATAAAATACACACGATCTAAGGTAAGAAATATGTGGGTGTCATTATTAACCATCTTTGATATTTCGCCTTCCGAAATAAAATTATTTGTAAATATTATTATTATTAAAACAATAATTTATAAAAAGTTTGTAATAAATCGTTGGAATCCAATAATTCCAACATCATTCATGATAGATATTATGAATATTTATAAAGACAATATGGATTGGTTCGGCATTTATAAAAAAAAAGTATTTACATCAAATATTTATAATACGACAGAATTGATGTCTATTTTCGCTCCATATATGCACATATCAACGGAAGTACCTAATGAATATAGTATGTTTTGTTCCTTTTATCAACTTTTAAAATTAAATGATATGGGATCCGTGTTTGTTAATCATATTCTTGACAAACGAATATGTAAAAAATTACTATGTGTTCAGAAGATATTTGGAATAAAACCGGATGAAGAACCGTTGGTTCCACTTTCCGAGCATAATGCTAGCGCTATTGGTAATATTCTATATGAATATTTAAGATTAAACCGAAACTTGCTTATCTAGGAGGCATACAACCGCATCCTCCTTTTGCGGACCAATAACTACCGCCTCGTGTAGAAGACTTAACTGTCTTCTTGTCGCGATAAATAGCAAAATATGCGAGAGCTAAAAGCAATACTACGACAAGTAAGGATATCCAAGTACAAGTCTGTTTTTGTGGTTGCTTCTCTTCTTTTTCTGTTGGCATTTCTACATAAAAGCTAGATAAAATATACTATACACAAATAGATAAGACCCCCTGGTCTATAGAATGACAGAAAGCCAAACTCAAACCCAAACCCAAACCCAAACCCAAACCTTAATTCCAACATTTGATAGAACTTTTCCTATTACAACCGTACGAAGATGGTATGAACGAAATAAATTTATGCTATATATTTTCGTAGGCAAAGAGGATACTATACCCGTAGAGACACGAGACCATATAAAACGAGCAAATGATAATACGGAATATTGGAATGCCGTACTTACAAAATTAACAGGGTTCGCGGAGAGACCAACTAAAAAAGTAGCATTTATATATGCCACTATATGGCCAGATGACAATATTACCTATGCCCTTACAAAGATTTTGAATAGCATAAAGGATAGCAACAAAACAGAAACGACTCAAAAAATATCAAATGTGTTGCCATTTGCTTGGAATCATACCGGTATTTTACGATTTTTATGGCCGACTCTAAATATCAAAGCAGGTTCCGTTGATCCGTGGAACATGAAGATTGACATTGTTGAGAAACAGCCGGTATATAATTCGTACCAATTGATTGAAACTACAGAAATAAATATTGTAATATACGATGACATAAAATCAGCACTTACGGAACCTGAATTACATATGTATTTTCCGGATGCCCGACATACAGAACAGTTGATACCTGCTCGATATATCCATCTTACAGAGTCATACTTACAGAATGTTTGGAGTGCCTCTCCGCCAGAAATAAAGAACACCTCTTCCAAGCTCAAAGGCGTTATATTTGAAGCATCGTTTGATCCTTCCAGCGTAAAGAATTCTTTGGCGGACATCTTTGAGAACAAGAACGCTACAAAGAGAACGCCTTTGATTCAATGGTGTGATGACATCACGCGCGTAATCTATAAACTCTATAAAAAACATAACATTCGTACAAACGATTTGCGAAAATGGATTGACCGATATAATATTCCTAAAGTTCCATGTATTATTATGTACGATGTATGGAATAAATCAAGCACTTATACCATGACGAAAATACAAGAAGATGGTAAGATTCAAATTGAATATATTATTGATTCTTCGGATACCACATTTAATACGATTGAAGATGTAAAAGAGCATGTGATAAATGCCGTAAATATAATCAAGGAATCTTTAGATATACCTATTCTTGATGTACAACTTGCGGACATCAGTTATGATATTGCTATTCAAATGTCGGTTATCGGTCTCAATGAAGATCAAGTATATCGTAATATATCGGATGCTCTTGGAAAAGCGATTCCTCTATTCTATATGATTTATTCCTATACGGAAACGCGTAAGAAAAGGATGGTTTTCCGTAGAGCATCAAATCTTACATATCCATTTAGTCTTCCAGAAATTATACAGTCCTTACTTGATTATGGTGTATATACAAACGATATCAAAGAACGATTAATTAGTTTTGGATATGACAAAAAAGAGATTGAAGGAGCAATAGACGAAGTTGGATATGCTCACAGCGAAGGAAAATATACAAGACCTGCTCTCAATTTTGATATAGAAGAGATCATTATGATGACATTAAATTATATGGATGGAACCTTGTATCTCGGCATAAAGCATTCACCAAATATAGAGGAAGCAAAAAGAGCACTAAGATGGTTGTCATCTCTTGTATTTGATACCATACATAGTATGCATAAAGAAGCAGAAAGATACGAGATTATTCCAATTGAAAAAGAAGAGAAAAAGCCCGAACAGGAGAAAGAAGAGAAAAAACCAAAAAAGGAGAAAGAAACTCCTTCAAGCAGTAGTTCAAGCTCTTTTGAATTTGAGGGTGGAGCAAAATCAATTAAGAAAACAGGAGATGGGTTTCTTCTTGAACGATTACAAAAAGCGGATCGTATCATATTTGCGAACGATAAGACAAATTATGCCAGAGGATGTCAGCAGGATCGTCAGCCACTTTTGATGACAAAAGCAGAATGGGAACTTTCAAAAACAAAAGTAGCAAACTCAATACTTTATAGGAATAATCATTATACATGTCCATCAATATGGTGTAAGACAGAAGGAGTAGCTATTACAAAAGAGGAACTTGCTAAAAATAATGGAAAATGCCCAAAAACAAATGAAAAGCCTGTCGTACTTTGGGATGAACCAAAAGATCGTTTCGTGGGTTTTAATAAAAATATTATTACAGAAAATGGTAAGAATATATATTCCCCGTGCTGTTTTAAATCCGATCAATTTGAAAAAGCCTTTAAATCTGGAAAGGACTTTGAAGATTTGATTGTATATAGAGAAACGGGTCTTCCAGTTGAGATAGAGAAGAAACAAGATAAGAAGTTCGTAGAGAAAAAGAATGCTAAACTTGATGAGGAGGGAACCTATATTTTTAAGAAAGACGAACCCGTCCCTTCAAAAGGACGATATGGAAGTGTCCCTTTAGCCCTATATCGGCTTTTTTTCCCAGAATATGCGGAGCAGACCAACAATATAGCAACACAGCCGACCATTGTTCGTCATGGCATTGGAACACATACCGAGGATAGTCTTATGATTTCCATAGCATACGCTTTAGGAATGGATAACAAAGAGAAGCTTATTAAGGAAATTATAAAGGTATTAGATCCACTTACATTTATAAGTTTAGAAGGTGGAGCTGTTCTTTCCGCATTTATAAATGATGGCGTACCTCAAATTTCCTATAAAAGTTGGTATGAATGGATTAGCGAATATCCAGACTATATGTCTCGTATAGGGATTCGTAGTGATACACCAGAACATAATACGGAAGTTATTCGGGAAATGAAGATCTATGAGGCATATTTACGCTTTATACATCATTTACAATCAAATGATGAAAAGAACACGCGTATGTTGTATAACTTATTAGCATATTTTGGTGTTTTCTTAATGATATGGGAAAGAGATAGATCTGCGGATACAGTAAAGCTTTCGTGTCCCTATTTTATTGGATACGAAGATATGACAGAACTAATCACTCGTTTTAAAAATCGGTATATTATGCTTCTCCATCACGGTAGCTATAAATATCCATATTATGAGCCTCTTGAGATACGAGCTCTTAATACTCCTCCTATAAAGGAAATACCGATTGATGATTATCCTATGATTCATAATGTGGCACTTAAATGCCCTGTAGCCTATCAACAAGAAGAACTAGAGACCATAGAAAAACTACGCGGTTTGATCTATTGGACAAATAGTATTTTTGAATTTAGTTCAAAACAATATATGCCAAATATCGTTGTATTAGGAGCAGATCTTCGTATTGAAGGTATTATTACACGAGGTAGTATATGGATACAGTTCAAACGACCTTCCTTAGAGATTCTACCAAGACTTATGGATATGCTGAAGGGAATGAAGATGAATCCAATCCTTCGTTATCACGAGGATATAGATACCGAAGAAATATCCGCGCGTTTCTCTGTAATAAATCGTACGGAATACGAGATATGGAAGCGTAAATGCCAAACCATTGGATTTAACATTTTTGAGCGTATTCCACCACCGTCACCTGTCGTCCCTGTTGTTTCCATTATGTCTCAAAATTACCAAGACGAGTTCGTGAATATAAATAAAGAGATGCTTGCTGTGCGAGATATACAATTAAAAATAGCTAAATATTTACTATACCAATATGATAATAAAGTAAAAGAACATATTCGTCTTCCACGCAAGGAATTTATATCTGTGATTCTTGAAATCGTATTAAAAGATTTGTGGAAAAAAGGGACAGACAATGTAAATTTTGTCATACGAAAAAAAGTAAAAACAGCAATTGAAGAAATGCCCTTGATATATGGCAGGGATAGTCTTCAAAAATGGATACATACCATTCGGTTGACACCATACCGTTTTTACGATAGCAGTGTATATACATCAAATGAATCAAAAGACAATTGGATGTTTTCACAATTAGCAATTGAAGTTGGTCTTCCAAAAGATGTAATGGCTCCCAGTGCTGCTATAACACCTAAAACGAATTCTGTTCCGGAAATAGATGATGTTTATCCTATTACGATTACGGAACAGCGCCCAGAAGATAAGGACATCATTCCAATGATGGCAAAAACAGAAAATATAAAAATAGAAGATATGCCCAGTAAATGGAAGAAAGCAAATATACGACTAATGCATCTTAAAAAGAATAAGATTGAATATATTCCAAATCTTACAAAATGGTTGGCGGCGAAAATTCGTAGTCCATTTACATGGGAAGACATTGTACATGCTCGTTATATACAGATAGCCAGCTATTTTGGACTTCAACAGAACGAATTTAAAGAAGTAATTGGGGCACTTTTACAAGAACCGACATTTCGAAAGGTGTTAATACAAACTATGAAACAAAATAAGAGCATAAAAGACGACGAACTTCTTAATTATATGTGGAGTGAGAGGGCAGAACTTACAGATAAACTAAAACAAATATCCGAAATGAATCCTACACCTATATGGCCTATGGATATTGATTTCCGGATTATGGCACAAATGTTTGATATGTTTGTTCTTATTATATATAGAAAACCATACAGTATCTCTAAAAAAGAAAAGGATCAAGAGAAAGATCAAACCGATATAGAAAAGTTGAGACTTTCATCTATACTTTATTCAAACAGACACACGAGTGTAGAGCGACCTTTACTTATGATCTATCGTGAGAAAGATACAGAAAAAGGTGATAAACAGGATAAAGCGAATATGTACAGCCTTATCGTATCTGGTAAGAGTAGCTTCTATTTCTCATCCGCAACAGATGCTTCCGCAGAAATACAAGCAATTATCAAGGCTCATCGTGATAAATAATTTTAAATTATAAACCATTTAAAAAGAAATATTATATTAAATAGGTGAAGAGAGAATAAGTTCCCACTATTTTCTCTTCACAATTTTGCCCCGTAGCTCAGTTGGTTCAGAGTACTCCACTGTTATATATATGCGATGGAGTGGTCACGGGTTCGATCCCCGTCGGGGCAGTCTTTATTTTTATTTAATAAGTATTTTTGTAAAATATCTATTTTAATATTATCATTCCTAAATTGGAACTTAGAATACCATTTATTTTTATTATTTATATCAACTATCAATGATTGTTTTCCTTTGTGTTGTTCTGTTGTAATATAATCATGATTTATTAATTCTTCTATCGGAATTACATAAAATATGCCTTTATCTTCAATATGTGCCCACAATATATCAAAATCTTGTTTTTCATATGGTTTGAAATTTCTTTTTTTTATTTTATCACAAATACCCTTTGTGCGTCGTAAAGATATAATGTACATTCCTTCCCTTTTTCTTGCATTAGATACTTTTTCTTGTACTCGTTGTCCATAAATTATAAAATCATATGACAAACCTTCTATTACTGTATATTCAAACTTCCATTCAGGTAAAAGCGATTCGCGAATTTTGATATATTTCTGTTCCCGTTGCTGATAAATATTTTTAGGGAGACATCCTTTTTCCAATGTACATAACATTGATGATAATAAATATTCATCATATAGTCTATGTAATTTTTCTTTTATTGAAGTAATTGTACATTCATATTTATCATACTTTGACACTTTAGAAATATTAAGTTTGCATTTTAGAGCTGCTATTTCACTCCTTTCAATACACCATATTTTATTGTCATTTTCACATAAAAAGACAAATACAACATCATTACCGTACTTATATGGAACAGCAGTAAATGAATACATATTATACACTCTTTCAATTGTCGTTTTTAGTTGTATTTTTAACCACCCTCTATTATCTGTATTATCTGTATTATCTGTATTATTAATAGGGCATATCAACATATCTGCTTCACATCCTTCAGATGTTTTCTCAATAGTAAAATGATCTGCTAATATATTTTTTAAAAATATATAGCCAGTGCCTTCAGTTGTAGTCGTAATATTTCCTTTCTCTTTCATTATAGTTGATATCTTTTGATTTGAACACTTATTACATAAAATTCCAGTTCCTCGTAATTTAAAATTAGTTACAACAACCTTATTTGTATGTCCACATGACGCTATATAGTCTACACGAACATGATGAAAACATTTTTGTTTTGTAAGGTTCTTTTTATCATTAAACTCCTGTTCTGTATCAAGGATGGTACATTCTTTTTCAGAAAATAGTTTATAAACATCATGGTAATTCATGGAATAACAGTCCCAACATATTTACTATTTTATTTCTTAAATGGTTAAACTGTTCAAAACTAAAAATATCATATATTTAGTTTATATTATGAATTATTAACATCCCTAACCCATTGCATTAAGTTCCTGAATAAAGTCATCGTATATAATTTTATCAAAGAGAAGCAAGTTTGATATTACATATTTTTCTACAGGAAAATAAACGATAGAATCATCTATTTGATAACACTGTTTAATCACCTTTTTATAGGCATAATAATGTGGTGGTTCAATAAGCCATTTTTCAAAATAAGCATCTGAAATTCCGGAAGCATCAAAGTCAAATATTTTCCATACTTGATCTTTTTCTGAAAATCCAATATTATCATCCTTAAGATCAATATATACGACCTGATGGAGATGTAATTCTTCCAAACCCATACGAATATCCGTATATATTTTTTCCTTTTCAGATTGAAGATCTCTTTTTGTATCTAAGATTTCCATATCTATATATGTATTCATCCCCGCTTCATAAATAGTATAGATATGGACACAATGCGGACATGGGTGCTGTAATAATTTTTTAGCAATTTCTAATTCATTTTTAGAACGATTTATATCAACATATTTTCGAAAGATTGGAATACCATGGTATTTGTCCTTAATCTCCTCAATTTCACCTTTTAATGTATATTGTAAAGATTTCATTAAGAATAATAAGTAATTTTATGTTTAAATCGCGCATGACTCTCAATAAGAAAAACAAACATAATAAACATAATTTTTGATTTTTTGCATTATTTTGAAATTATGCAAAAAATTGACAGTATGCAATAAGAATTTAGTGTAAAAATCTGCAGAAATCATGATCAACAACAATATCTTCCAGAGTCCGGAATACAGGGAGACGCAGAGGATGACGGTGATGTCTTCCTACAACGATGCTGTGATGAGCAATAAGATGAAGTTTATGGAAGAGGATACGTCTGCGACGAAAGAGTATATCTTTGACAACCAGAAGGAGGATGCCCAGGCAATTGTGGATATGTTTTGCAAGGAAAAAGTTCGTATTGTAAGTGTCCAGAAGCTTACCAAGGTGGGAGCAGATGGCTTAATGGTAGAGATTGCGATGCGCATGACGACGCACAAGGAGGATGATCACCTTGTCAATTATCGCAACGTGAGGGTCTTCACAGGTATGAGCAATGTGAAATGGCGTGAGGACCTTGTGAAGAAGGCTCCGGGTGTCTTTCGTGATAATATCTTCCACCACGGCGATCTGATGAAGATGAACTTAACGAATGACCTTCAAAACGGCTTGTTGATCATTGATGAGATTGATACGGCCAATAAAGAGAACCAGAGGATGACCTTTCTACTGAAAGAAGCGGGGCTACTAAATGCTCAGCTGTTGCAGGAGAAAAATATCCATATAGTGCTCATCAGTGCTACCATGTTTCGCGAGATGGATGACCTGAATGAGTGGGGAAACATGCACCGCTCCTATACGATGACGATCCCTGAGAATTATATCGGTCACGAGGATTTTCTGAAGATGGACATTATTCAGGAGTTCTATCCTTTGAACACGGTAGGAGAGGCGGAGAGGTGGGTACAGGAAGACATTATAGATCGATATGGCGCAGACTACCGGATTCACCTGGTTCGTGTGAGGGATAGCAAAAAGATAAACATCCGCGTAAATGTGGAGAATGCCTGCAAGAACAAAAAAGTAGAGTTTAGGATTCACACTGCAGAGGAGCGGATCGAGGACAATGAGTATAAGGAGCTGTTCCTAGATCCCTTGTCCAATCACATTGTCATCGCGGTCAAGGGATTCTTTCGCAGAGCCAACCTGATCCCGAACCAGCACAAGAAGCGGATCGGTGCATGTCACGAGATGTACACTGGTAAGGTAGACAACAATGTGCAGACACAGGGGTTCCCTGGAAGGTTGTCGGGTTACTGGAGGGACATTCTCGAAGGTGGTCATATCACGGGTCCATTTCGCACTTCTGTAAAAGCCATGGAGGAGTATATCCAGCATTACAAGGAGGGATATGACTGCTCAGGGGATTACCAATGCGCAGGGATGAAGAAGAAGAACCGTAACGTGAATAAGAAGGGGAGGACGATGCTGAACCCGCCAAATGCGGCAAATCTCCCGGGAGACGAGAACCCGGTGGTTTCCCCATTCAAGAGAGAGTTTGAGGAATTCCCCACCTTGGAGCTCATGAACCAGTGTGTGAAGAAAATTAATAGTCGCGCCCACGAGAAGAATGATAACTACCCGCTTGATTCGAATGGATTTAAGATGTGTGTAACCACGAAAAGATCGAAAGTGCAGTCCTATGATGATATTCTCCGTCTTGTGACGACGCGTCCCGGTAGGGAGCTCAGCAATATGCCCAAGACGATAATTGGTATGAAAAGCATAGGAGATGTGACCCTGCGATGCTATGTGTGCTACAAGGATATCACTGACAAGAACACGGAGTGCTATGTGATCATCTGGGTTAAGCGAGTCAGGTAATAAAATAATTAAAAATAAAAAAATAAAACTATCTAAAATAGACTCTATATCTATCGACCATATTGATATTAATGTAGGATCTATTTTTTATTATTATATCAATTTTTGTCTTCTTTTCAAAAAATATGAAATACACGGAATGATTTATTATTAAACTAAAATGACTTCAATGAATACCAATATGCAGAACGGCACAGATCGGTCTCGTGAAAATACACCGGAACAACAAGTGATTCCTTCGCAACATCGTCTTCAACAAATTATGGAAATGAAAGATCCTTTCGAACATGTCCCCCTTCATATTATTGCGGATTATCAGGCTCGTGGGCTTATCTTCGTAAGTGAGGAAGGAAAGATTTGTCTTGCCACGCCTATCAAGCGACAAAAGAAGAAATAATAAAAAGAAAAGAGAAAAGGCAAAAAAGAAAAAGACTAAAATAATATTCGGGTTTATATTATTATTTTAGTATTTATTTTAATTTATATTTATTTTTCAAGGGCATCCAATACACATTGTGTAACTTGAATATTTTTTAATTTTTTAGTTGGAAATTCACGCATCATAACAAAGACATGTGTTGCGTTTTCAAACAATGATTGGATATCTGGGAATTTGCTTGTAAGGGAAATGATTTCGTTGTCATCTTGGTCGTACATATCTATTTTAAACTTGGATCCATGCGGTTGCGTAAGAGCAATTTCATCAGGACAATTATGAATTATCCTGCTCCTACCATCTGTATATTCTTCTCGGGCAAAGGTATAAATACGATCATCTTCGAGAAGACGATCAATAAATGCTGAATTCTTTTGACATACGAACGCTATGTATCCACGTTGAACAATATTGTCATGGGAGATCATACTGCTTTGACCCTCGTGGGTGAAGATATGAAATTCCCTATTTAGACGAAACATATCATTTTCAATGATCCATAAATTCTCATTATAGAAATCGTCATGAAACTCATTTGAATAATAGAATGTTATTTTTTGATTTCCTTCTAGAAAATTAATATTTGTCTCAATAATATCACCCCACGTTTTTACATTTTTATATATATTTTGGATACATTGATTGTATCCTTCACAATCCATAGAACATGTGGAAGACATTTTGCTTACGTTGGATATGAGCGTAATGTATTGTATTATATGTTATGATACCAAAAATTATAGAGTGTTATCAAATTTTTCAGATTATACCATATACAATGTAAATAATGAAAAATATGAGATATAATAAACATAATATTGTAAATTGTAAATTGTAAATTATAAATTATAAATATGATTCTTGATTATAGTTCGTGTTTATATGCTACCATTGTGGTACATGCTTTCTATGTTAGACGGTATGTATTAGGACTTATGTGGCTCATACATAATCAAGTTTCTATTATAAATTATGCTCATAACGGAGATCCATCTCTCTATAATGGTGGATATTTCATATATATGATTGAACACGCTGGTTGTGTGACGAATTGGCTTTATGTTATGTATAGATCTTGTTTGTACTTACATCTAAATAATCCTATAACATGGGTTATAACCTTGTTTCTGGCATATACGTATACAATGTATAATTCATACGAACACGTTGGTAATGTTTATGAATATTCACGAAATCACTATATTGTCATTTACATTCATAATAAGATCCATATAGCAGCAACCATTGGTATGCATATATTTCTTATGGTAGATAATATGAATTACTTTCTTGAGATAAACAAGCAGCCGATATTATAATAAAAATAAAAAATATTAAAAATAAAGACGGAATTATATATTTTGTTTTTGTTTTATGTAAAGATGATATTTGGAACAGGTAGTTTGGCAACAGGACGCGAGGAAGTTGGCATTTCGAAATTGAAAGCAATATCTTGTGGCCTACAAGGCTCTGTAATTACGACTTCGGGTTCTTTTTCTATTTTAATAGCCACAGGGCGTTGCGGTAATTCCTTGAGAAGTTCAGCAAAGCGAACCTCATCTAACATAATTTCACAATCTCCTGTACCACAAGGAGGTAATTGACCCAACATAATATTTGCGGATACACCATTGATACGATCATATTCACTGAATACAGAGGCATCAATCAACATATTGGTGGTTTCCTCAAAGGACGATTTTGCCAAAGGTCCTACATCTGCTCGGTTAATACCGTGTCTATCAACGGACATGAGACTTCCACGATTTGTCACCGTATCAATAAGCAGAGCGATATGACGATAATTGATAGAGCTTTCACGAATGACCTCCATGATCTCATTGTACAAAGCAATACGGGCGGCTTCAATTCCAAGTGTCTTGTAAATCTCACATACATCATTTGAAATCGTACGCGTCTTGTCAATATTTGGATTTGCCAACAATGCTTCCAGATTGGTGCCGTCTGTATCCATAATCCATTCCGCAATGTTATCAAAGCCCATCGTTTCTGGATTGTATCTTTTACTTTCAATCATACGGATGGAAGCCTTACGGATGCCGTCTGTTCCTTTCAGGATCACATTGTTGATGATATTGAATTCAATTGCCTTGAGTGCTGCTACGGTATCTTCAATATCAATCTCCTTCGCTTTTGTATCCATGATGCGAATACGGAAGATAAGTTCGTCCGCATTGTCGTCCGAGAAGATACATTCAATAGCATCACCGTGAGACTTTTCAATGTTAATATACACATCCAACATCGTGAGACCGTGAGCGTGCATCTTCTCCTTGTTGAGACGCATACGAAGAATCCATGGGGATCGGCTGTAGCATTCTTGTGGATTTACGCGTTGGAAGATCCGGTAGAGTTCAAGAAGACCGTTGTCATCTGCTATTCCCGTATAAAGTCCATTATTTCCTGGTGGATCCCAGAAGATCTCGGACATTTCTAATATATTGGAAATGCTCGTCATCTCAAACTTGTGCATCAGGGTTAGAACACGCCCCTTTGCTGCTGCTACAGGATCATTCTCGTCAATTACTTTCTTGTCTTTGTTCTCCGATGGATTGACGACGGTACCGATATCCTCTTTAAAGTGAATACGAAGAGTAGGGGTTTTAATGTTTTTTGTTACACTTAACAGTTCCTTGAGTCGTGGTACTCCGGATGTTGCTTTCACGGCAGCAGCCGTACCAGAACTGTGGAACGAATCGAGCGTCAATTGTGTGGCTGGCTCGCCAATAGATTGAGCAGCAATGATACCTACCATTTCTCCTGCGTGAGCAATGGCCTCGTAATATCGCCGTTCAATTTCATCAACAATCCATTTGAAAGTATCGCGCGTCATATGATAACGCATAATCATCGGTTTGGGCGACAAATGGATACGCAACAGGATTTCCAGGAAACGAGTTCCCTGTTTCGGCACATTGATATATAGCTTTTTGCTAAGACGATCAATTTCATCCAAAATCTCAGTGGGCGTTAGATCAGAAGGTACTCCATCCAGACCAGCATCGGTGATACGCGCCCTTGCGTTCTTCAAGATACGATCAAAGGGAATAGGATAGATGATCATATTCATCTTTTCGCCATTGAAAATCTCTTTGATGAGGTACTCACGATCTTCTACAACTTGTTGGAATTGTTCATCACAACGCTTCATCCAAGTCGTGTCGCCGGACATTCGCTTGAATGCTTCCGGATGCATATGGATTTGGAGAGCATCCTCAGGACGCAAGTGATACTTCGTATCAAGTTCAATCATATCCAGATCAATCGTAGGAATAAATTGTTTTTCAACTTTTGTACCCTCCATTCCGTCTTCACCGTAAATGAATTGAATAATTGCTCCTCCAGCATTTCGTACGGTTTGATCATAATAGATCTTGCAATCTTCCATTGCCTTTACCAGTCTGCGCTGGATATATCCAGTTTCTGCTTTAATACCCGCTGTTTCCAGACGGGAATAGACTATACCTTAAGCTGGTGTTTTAAGCCAACCCACTGCCGTCTAGTCGTTGAACGCTACTCATAGTAACTTTTAAGAGTTACCTTAGAGCTTCGCTGCTGATTGCCCATTTTACTTTTTATTAAGCTCATCTTACAGATTTTTACCATACCCAAGTTTTTTCTCTTGGCCTCGGATTTCTTTCGTTTTCCGTTTGGTACTGTAAGCTTTAGGGGATTCCAGCAATTTGACAGTGTTGCAGTTCGCACAAATGCGACACTACTAGCAACCGTGGTATTTATATACGAACCACTAACAGGTTTGTCCAAGGTTATTCGTAATTTCCTTGGCAAGTTGCTTTTCAACCCTCAGAATTGGAAGGTTTTTACAGCCGTATCGATCAATCCTTCACGTCCACTCATCGCGTGGAAGAATACTTCTTGAGGCGTGAGACCACTGATGAAGGAGTTCTCCACGAAACCACGAGCTTCCGGACCATCATCGTATTTGGTAAAGTGTGGCAGAGTACGATCTGTAAATCCGTAGCCTACTCGTTTGCCTTCAATGTTCTGCTGACCTACCAGAGCAATCATTTGAGCAACATTTGACTTTTTACCTTTCGCTCCTGACTTGATCATATTGATCATACGATTTGTTTTGTCATTGATCTCTTTGAGACCAATAGATCCTGTTTCCGAACTTGCCTCATTGAGCACATTGATAAGCATCCTCTCAAAGTTGTCTGAGTTTGCGAAGATCGTCTTATTCTCCAGTTTGCCACGACGGGCGTCATCAATGATCTTATATGCCTTGGCTTTCATCGCTGTCACCGTGTCCTTCATCGCCTTTCCAGTTGTATCATCGGTTACAAGATCACTGATACCTACACTGAAACCGGCGGTCACCAACCATCGGCAGATCAACCTCTGTGTGTTGTCCAAGAAACGCTGAAGCTCAAATGGTCCATAATCGTGGAAGATCACGGGAATGATTCCACGAGACATACTGTTGAAGGTGGTCTTATCCAATGTTCCCGACACCAGCGTGCTATTTTTAATAATTACTTTTTCTTTTTCGGTTTTTGTGACTTCCTTACCATTCTCATCTATCTCCTTGACTTGTACCTCTTGACCATTCTTGGTCTCAAGATAGAAGGAAGGAGGCAAGATAAGAGAATAAGCTTGGAAGCCGTTATATTCGTGTTTTTTCTTATCAACAGGTTCAGGCAAGTGACCATCAAAGTAGCTATTTACCATCTGTAGATTGGCAAACACTTTGTCACCCATGCGAACATAGTCTTTTGTGAGACGGAAAGCGCCTGTCATGGTATCTTGAATGACCTCCATGATTGGCTCTCCGTCTTTTGGTGTAATAATATGGTACGGAACCGATGCGAAGTCCATCAACTCACACATGGTTTGTACGCTTTGGGGCATATGTACATTCATCTCATCTCCATCGAACACCTGATCCTCTAAGTTTCCCTAGAAGGGTGGACTGTATCTTAAGCCATCTCAAGGTTGCTAACCTTTCATTGATGACCCACACCCGTTCAGTCTCTGACGGCGTACCATACCCTTGCAATAACGGGTTTAGGTACTGGCCATGCGGATTGCCCAATCCCTCGCATTATTACCATACCTGAGGTTTTACTCTCAGCCATCATGATGTTTCCAAACATGACTTGGTAGCGAAGGCTCTAAGGGGTTTCCCGAACAACAAGGTGTGTCGCAGCGCATAAATGCGCCACTAGGCAGTAATACTGGTTTTCCCTTGCGGGCAGCTGCCTATTGCAAACATCGAATTTTTATCTGCATTATATGGTGCACAAACCGTAGGATTCAAACGGAATGTTTGGTATGGCATGACCTTGACACGGTGGCACATCATACTCATTTTGTGAAGAGAGGGCTGACGATTGAAAAGCACATAATCGCCATCGCGCAAGTGCCGATCAATAATATCACCCACTTGGATTTCATTCGCAAGTTTATCACGAACAGCATTCTTCAGGCGCACCGTGTGCTTGTTGTGGATACGCAAATACTTAGCACCAGGCCAAGTATCCGGACCATTGCGAATAAGCTTCTGCATCTCTTCCATATTGTTCTCATTTACAATTTCGGGGAAAGTGAGATTCATAGCGATACGAATCGGTACACCAAGCTCATCAATGGAAATATACGGATCGGGTGTAATCACAGAACGCGCCGACTGATCCACACGCTTTCCATTAAGATTCCCACGGATACGCCCTTCCTTTTTCTTGAGACGATCCGCGATAGACTTGAGCTTTCGTCCATTACGCTGTTGAGCAGCAGGAACACCAGGAATCTGGTTGTTGAGGAATGTTGCCGTATGAATCTGTAGCAACATGCTGAGCGTATTGAAGTGATCTTGATTCACATTCCCACTTTCAATCTTCTGTCGCAATTGTTGATTGTATTTGATAATATCACTCAACTTGTGTGTAAGATCATCCTCGCGTCTCCCATTTTCCTCAATAATGCTCGGTCGCACTGCCGGAGGCGGAACAGGTAATACGGTAGAGATCATCCATTCGGGACGATTCCATTGCGGATTAAATCCAAGCATTTCCATATCTTTTTCCGAAATACGCTGGAAGATACGCAGAACATCTTCGGCTGCCAATTCTTTCCGTATTTCACGATCCTCTTTCTTTTCGGCAGCATCATTCTTCCAAATAGAGATCAGTCGCATCATGTTTTCTTTCACAATCTTTGGCTGCTTTGCTCCACAACCATCCATATTGTTATCTCCGCAGCGAATACCACGATTTGTGCTTGTATTGCTGGGATTGATAATCTTGTAGATGGCGTCAAATCTCTTTTGTAGATTTTTAACCCCCATTGCTTTCTTCAGCTCATCCTGCTGTTTCTGTTGAACCTGACTGGATGGTTTATCAATGGGTGAGATGAGTGTCTTGGAACAACGGAAACATACACACTTGATCACTTTAATTGTAATATCAAAGAACATGGCGTGATACATGGGTCTGGCGAGGTTAATATGAGCGAAGTGCCCTGGACAGAATATATTTGTTTGATCACAAGTACTACATTTTTGATTATGTTCCAGAACTCCCATACGAGAATCAAAGAGACCGCCATCTACTGGTTTATTTCCTACAAACCCCTCATTGGTAACAATCTCTACAACAGATCTCTTTCTTATTTCATCCGGTGAGAGAACTGAAAATTGTATCCCTTTCACGACATCTATTTCCGCATCATAACTTAGTTCTTTGTATACCGACATGTTTAATTGTATCCCTATTCAGTGTGAAGATAGATTTTGTTACTTATATACTAAACTAATTTAAATCCTTATATCTTTATCTATATTACATTCTATATGAAAAAGAAGATCACTGACATCATGTCAATTTTTGATATGGAGTCTAAAAATAAATATTCTAAAAATTTTGTTTCGCTTTAACTAACTGCATGTAATAGATAAATAATATGAGCATTTAGGAATGGGATCCCGTTGAAGTTGGATGCCCCTGACAGGGTATACGCTCCCATTCTACGAAAGAATACCCAATCATTCAGTTTCAATTCCGGAAAAGAATCCATCTCTTGAATTTTATCAAGACCATCACATGTAGGTCCATAAAGGGTTGTTTTATACATCGTGGTATTGTTTGTCAATGGTTCTGCTTCTGGTGTATAATGATCGTAAAAGATACAATTAAAGGATCCATAGATACTATCTGTAATCCAATAATCTCGGGTAGTTTCTGTTTTTCGTATACCAATGACATTGGTTGCTAAATATCCCGATGTTTCTGCGAAATATCTCCCAGGTTCCGCAATAAAACGACACCCCAATTCTGGTGGAAAATATTTGGCAATCGCCGATTGTATGGTTTCGGGAATATCTTTCAAAGCATGAGATACAAAACCTCCTCCAATATCTATAAGCTGTATAGTATATCCATTTTCGTGTGCCATATCACGAAACTTACGAGCATGATATATAGCCCGTTCATATGCTGTTGCGGAACTGGCGCCCGATCCTACATGAAAACTTACCCCCGTGATATCCAAATTGTATTGTTTTGCTGTTGCTATAATACTTTCCCATTTCTCCTCGGGACATCCAAATTTGTGTGAGAATTGGCATTTCGCATCTGGATCTTTCGCATAAATACGCAATACGCATTTCATCCGTGGACAAACCTCACCAATCTTTTCAAGTTCTGTCTCCGTATCAAATGTAACGGTTCGTATCCCCATACGATATGCTGTTATAATGTCCCTCTTCCGCTTACAGGGATTGGCAAATAGGATACGGTTTGGAGATATACCAAGCGACAATATACGATCTATTTCTGCTATGGAGGCGCAATCAAAATTTGCCCCAAGCTTTGCTAATTTCTTTATAAACCCATGATCCGGATTACATTTAATAGCATAATATGGGTGTATATTTGGAAACCTCTCCTCCCATGTGGTATAAAGTCGTTCTATCTCGCCGAGATCTAAAAAATAGATACTCTCCTCAAGATGCTCACTGTGTTGTAAATAATTACGAATCGTCGTATTTAGATCGGTTAGATCCCTATAATAGAGATAGCTTGAGGATAAAGAAGGCGTAGGTAGCGCTTTTATGCTGTCGACCAGCTTACAGTTATTGCGGTGACAAATATCCACACGGAGATCCAGTTTTACCATATAATTATATAGTACAAAAAAATAAATCAAATTTTTTACAAACATACAAACATACAAAAAGAGTATAATAAATCTTACGTTCATATAGAAAGTTATGTGTTATACACCGAAAGATTCAATCAACTCTTTTTTATCTGTAATAATCTCGGGAACTATCATATTATATTTCACAACATATGTTGAATTAAAAATTGCAATACTCTATATGATGTTTGTTGGGATAATGCAATTATATGACTATATATTTTGGAAAAATACACCACCATCAATAGTTAATAAAATTGTTACTAAATTAGCAATCATAACAAATCATATACATCCATTTATACTTGCACTTCTTATTTGGATATATAAGAGAAAAATTGGTTACTATTCGAAAATAGGTCTATTAATATATGCTTTAATAACAATACCATATACTATTTATTGTATATTAAATGTAAATTATACTGGTCAAAGTCCGATTGGGTATGGTTTAAAATGGGATTGGAATTATTTACATGGAATGCAATATTTATATATTTCATATGTATTAATTGTATTACTATTAATAATTGAAAATTTTAATGGATACTTGCGGTATATAATGGTTATTCTATTCCTCGCTAGTTTTATATTTTCTATGTGGAAATATCATATATATAAAGTAGGCGGTAGATTTTGGTGTAATTATTCCGGATTTATTCCGATTGTGCTACTACTATGCCATCTTGTATATTTAGGAATAGGAAAATATAGCAAAAAAAGAATCTAATAAATTTAATAACTTCCGGTACAAAAAATAAATCAAACGCTTTTACAAACATACAAAAAGAGTATAAGAAATCAAATCCTATGTAAAATGTAAGAATGTCATCATCTCCTTTAGAAAGTTCGGGTACATCTTCGGAAAGCTCTCACAACAATGACATTATAAACGATCCTGATTATGTACCAACGGATATCGAAGTTTGCGAAGAGATCGAACAAGAACAAGAACAAGAGAAAGCGAAGGTAGAAGCGAAGGTAGAAGCGAAGGTAGAAGCGAAGGTAGAAACGAAAGAGGAAATTGAAGATACTACGGACGAAGAGGATGACGAAGAGGATGACGACGATGACGAGGACGACGATGACGACGATGACGATGACGACGAGGAAGACGACGAGGAGGAAGACAACGAAAATATGGACGAAGAATTATTAAAGAAACTAACTCCATTATTAATGGGGATTGGATCTCCTTTTCAAATGCCAATGATGTTAATTATTCAAGGAAATGCTAAAAAAAGTAATAATGAGGACGACGAAGAAGAGGAAGAATACGACGAAGACGACGAAGATGCCGAATTTGAAAAGAATATTAATATGATTGAGAAAGAAATGGAAGCAGAATCGAAAGAGAAAGAATGTTGTAAAAAAGAATTGCGAAGATCCTCCAGAAAGAGGAACCGATCCTCGGACGACATAACAAAGATCATGAAAGAATACAACAAGGAGGAGCGTACCTATATTGAAAAATTATCAAAGGACGACAAGGATCGTGTTTTACAAACGGAACTGCGGATACGCAAGATCCAAAACATAAATGATTTGCTTCCAATACGCTTTAAGATTCTACAAAGTCCAATGGACGATGGATCCAAGCGAATTATTCTTTCCAAATTAGAACAATTTCAAAGAATGCACGAAGGTACAGGCGAATACTTTAAATTACGAAATTGGCTGAATGCCGTAAATCGTTTGCCACTTGGTCGTTTCAAAGAGCTTCCCATTCATGCGAATCCAAACAGTACCGTCAGCACCGACAGCACCGACAGCACTGACAATATAGAAAAGGTTTCCGTTTATCTTTCAAGCATCAAAACGAAGTTGGATGAAACCGTATATGGTCATACGGAAGCAAAGGAACAGATACTGCGAATATTATCACAGTGGGTTTCAAATCCTGTCTCCGGTGGACACTGTATTGGTATTCAGGGTTCGCCTGGTACGGGAAAAACGTCCCTTCTTAAGGACGGTGTATGTAAAGCATTGGATCTCCCATTTTCTCTTATCTCTCTTGGATGTTATGGATCAGATGGTTCCGCATTGACAGGACATCATTTTACCTATGAAGGATCTACCTTTGGTAAGATATCTGAAACACTTATCAAAGCACAGTATATGAATCCAATTCTCTATTTTGACGAATTAGATAAGATATCTCAAACACCTAAGGGCGATGAGGTAGCAAGTGTATTGATTCATCTTACTGACAGCACACAAAACGATCATTTTAGCGACAGTTATTTCTCAGAAATACCATTGGATATGTCAAAGTGCCTTATTGTCTTTAGCTACAACGACGAAAGCCTTGTAAATCCTGTCTTAAAGGATCGTATGATTACTATTCGCGTGTCTGGATATACAAAAAAGGAAAAGCTTGAAATAGCAAAGAGCTATCTTATACCACGCCTTTTAGCCACATATAATCTTAATAAAGACGACATCGTATTTGACACTTCTATTATAGAAGAAATCATAGAACGTGTTGCCCCCGAAGAAGGTGTTCGTAATTTGAAGCGCGGCATTGACGCTATTATTAGTTGGATCAATATGCGCCGTTATGTGCCAAACCTTTCCCCTGCTTTTTCTGAAAAGGATAAAAAAGAAGATGTATATAATTCTGTTAAGATAGAACTTCCTATAAAAATAACATCACATATCGTGAAACAATACTTAAAAAACTCAGATGAGTTTAGCATGTCAAAACATTTGAAAGCCTCTATGTATACATAGATTTCATTGTATATATTCCTATTTTTCTGTACATAGCTTTTACAACTATATTTACGACAGCTTAGCCATGTATACGGTGCGATCAACTTCGGCCATCATTTCCTCAATAATGTTAGAAAGCTCAGGAGCTTTATCCTTTTCAAATGCCTTGTGCATAACGGAAAGCTGTTCGCAGGTAGTATCAAGGAATTTATCCAGACCCGATGTATCAGAAACAGCCTTGGATTGTATCGTAAAGGACTTTAGAGGTTGCTTCTTGTACTTGCCAATGTAGCATTCAACGAAACTGTCTACTTTTTCGGATAGAGATCCGTGAAGATTATCCAATGCTTTGTGCTTGGAATAGCTCATTGTTGCCCAATGGAAAAGTTTTACTTGAGAGAGAAGGCTAAGGAAGTATTGTATAATCTCTTGTTCTGTCATTCCTTTCATAGAATGAATACAAAGGAATCTATTTTATAGGAATATTATTATTTATTTTTTATTTTATATTAAGTAATATTTTTATAAATAATCACTTGTATATCCTAAGCATTTACTTCTATCACACTATTTACAGTTTGAATAGCAATATTATCTAGACTAGAAAGAGCATCTTTCTCTTGTGCTGTAGCGATTTCTTGATTTTTCCATGCATAATATGCCATTAATACAAGTGGGCAATCTACATAGAAAAGAAGCATCCTATCTTCTACAAGATTATACATAAATACGATATATTTATTTGTATTATGTCCAAGTTGCGAGGTTTCATCATAGAGAACAATAGCGTCATTTATAGACAAGTGTGATGTAGAAAATACACGATCTATAAAGCGTTCTCGAAGGAATGCTATTATATCATCGCCAAATTCCGTATTTTTATATGATAAGGGATTACCACCCTTTTGTAATCTGACACTAGGTGCTATATATTTACGTGTTCCTTTGATCATTATATATTTTCCACCACGTTTTCCATTATGTATACGATAACGTTTGCCATGATATGTTATATATTCTATTTCTCCTCCAACTTTTAATCCTAATGCTATTTTACTTATAGCATTTGTAATATTTAGTGCGTATGGCAATCCGTTATATATTTGACCGATTGTGAATATTTGAGATATATCTTTTTTGATAGGAATACATTTTGTATTCTCGTCAACACTGTTTTGATGTTCAGTTAAAAGTATATTACATGGTAATTCATTACGTGTATATGAAAAATCGGTTGGATTTTCTTGATATGTTGTATAATGTGTACGCAATTCGATTTCATTTGGATAGTGAGGCTGTATACCTAGTGTCATATGATCACCATGGTTTGCAAATCCTATTTGAGAACCATCAAAATAATTACCTGTATGTTCCTCATTAGGATCTCCAATGATTGTATCTTTTCCAGATTTATCTGTATAACGGCGTACGAGATATGATATCGTAGTTTGCATATATACATAACACCAACCTTGAGTTGCACCTTTTGCTACAAAACATTCTGGAGTATTTGGACAATTCCAAATACCTAAATGCGTTGTAACAGTAGGTCTTCCTGCTTTATCAAAATATAGATACCATATATCTGTTTTTTTAAGACTTGATACGAAATCTTGTATTCTGGTGCGATAGTCTTTAACTTTATTTGTAAATGTTAACATTATGTATATATTATTTTTTAACTTATTATATTATTATAATTTTTATTATTTATTTTTTACTACTATCTCTATAGATATAGAGTTAATAGACTTAATAGAATGAGAGTACTTATCATTATAGTAAGTATCGCGGTGATCGCTTTTGTACTATATGTATTCTTAAAAAGGCAACAAACAAAACCCTTTTCAAATGTTGTTTATCCTACGGATAATACACATATCAAATTCTTGACGGCAAAGGAAACGGCTGATTTTATAGTATCTGATCCAGATACTTATACATTTAATTTGTCTTCTCTTGATCTTCATGCTCGTCATACCGCCTCTTACCAAGAATATGCGAATACGAGTGCTCAATCGGCAAGATCTTTTACATCGGCGGAAGCATTTATGCTTACAGAAGCATCCAAAAAGGCAGACAAACTTATATCAAAATTGTCAATCAAAGGATGCCCGTCCATGTCAAAAAATCTACTAAGTATCCCATGGATATTTGCTTCTACAAGCGGAAGCACTTATGAAGATGGTCTTCCTCATACACGACTAAATGTGATTTTCTTGTCATCCAATTATATATCGCGATTTAGTATGAACGAGAAGGAACTTATACGAACTCTGATACACGAGAAGATCCATATACAACAGCGTCTTCATCCATTAGAAACTTTGGCATTGTTGAAAGAACGAGGCTACATACAATGGAAAGAACGTTTGGGTGTACCTCGCATCCGCGCGAATCCTGATCTGGATAACTGGATCTATATAGATCCTATTACAAAAAAGAGAATGGCTGCTTATTACACCTCTGATACACCGTCTTCTATATCCGATATAACTATGTCGTCTGTAGATTATGAGCATCCATATGAAGCAATCGCGTACGAGATTTCGGAAAACATCTAAAGAATATTTGTGTATATATGGTATTATAAATTATCCATCGATATCATAGATCATATATAATGAATTACCTTCAAGATGATAAAGAAGCGATAGAGCAAATATTACAGCAGTCTCCTGTCAATGTTGATTACAATCAAGCAAAGATGGCATATTATAATTCAAAGCGCGATGTATCTCAAGCACTTGCTATACTTTGGGAACTTCCTGCTCTACCTGAAAAGTCAAAGTTGGTAGGAGTTGATGCCGAAAAATGGGCAGAAATCCGCAATACTTGCGACGAATTTGATACTGCCGCTACCGAAGCTTTGGCTTCTATGCGAAAGAATACCCCTACCGCCTATAAGATTGATACATCATCATCCCCTATCATCAAAATGAATGAACTTGAATCTGTCACCGAAACCGAATAAATATTCAAACATAATAAAAAATGATATTAATAATTTCTTACATTGAAACCGTTTTCACGAGAGCAATTGTGCCAATGGATGACATAAGATGAACTGTACTGTGCCAATAGTCTCCATGTATAGGATGATTTGATAGCCCTGTAAATTTATAGATACAAGCAACCCAAAATAGACATCCCCAATAAATATACAACGAGAATGAAATTGGTAGTTGAATTGCTTCATACATTGTTAGCAATGTAATGCTATGTGCTACGAATTTATCTATACAATTTATCGTTTTTTTACCAATATAATCATGATTTATGCCGGTATGATTTACAATGGATAATACCATTTGTAAATAAAATGCCGGACCAGTCCAATGATAATTAAATAATCCAACCAAGGATACAATACCGAATATAAAAGATGAATAAACTAACAACATATTTTTATAGACTTTAAATGATTAAACGATTAAACGATTAAATCATATTTTGTAATACTCTTGATTTAAAGAGCAAATGTATTAAAAATGTAATTATATAAATCTATTTTTCAAAATGTCTTCCGAAGATGATATGAATACTGATCTGGTACACGATACCTCTTCCTATCTCTTGGAAATCAAGACAATACAAGCTACCACATTTAAACAAGTGATTGATGCCCTCAAGGAGATCCTTATGGATGTTAATCTTGAATTTGACGAGACCGGCATGAAGATTGTTGCCATGGACAATACGCATGTTGTGCTGGTACATTTGAAACTGGATGCGGAAAGCTTTGAGACCTATTTCTGTGAAAAGAAGCTATATGTAGGTATCAATATGCTAAAGCTACATATGTTGATTAAGACCATTAGCAATGGCGATGTTCTTACATTATTTGTAGAGCGAGACGACGCCAATTTTTTGGGTATTCGTATTGAAAACTCGGATAAGCATGTTCGTACCAATTATAAGCTCTCCATGTTTGATATCAATGTATTGAATATTAATATTCCTCCTGCGGATTTCCCCACCGTCATCACGATGCCGTCCGTGGATTTCCAGAAGATTGTGCGCGATATGCATAATTTGGCAGATTTTATTGAGATCCGTAATGTCGACAAGCAACTATGTTTTAGCTGCAAGGGAGATTTCTGTACTCAAGAGACCATCCTCGGTGTGGATAAAAATCAAGGATTGAGTATTGTGAAAAATGGTTCTACAAGGACAAGCGACATCATCCAAGGTGTCTTTTCCTTGAAGTATCTTTCGATGTTTACGAAATGTACAAATCTCTGCAATATGGTGGAAATCTTCCTTAAAAATGATTTCCCATTGATCCTGCGATATAGTGTCGCCAATTTGGGAGAAGCAAAATTCGTTCTTGCCCAATCCGACGATCGAGTATAAAATACAAAAATAATTTTAATTTACTTTATTTTTTCAAGATTATATAAGATATAATAAATATAATAAATATAATAAATATACTTCATTTAATATGGCATATAAAAATAAATTTAAACTATTCTTTTTATTTTTTGTCATCAATAGTAAAGTCTTTGTTTTCATGATGAGCTTTAAACAATATTTGTGTATAGGTCGGTATAATTTTCATATCATACCACTGCGGTTCTCCAAATTTTTTATCCGATATCCAAATACGACAGATACAATAGCTCCGTTTTGGACTTATAGAAACACCTGTCACATTGGACCATAACAATTTTCTTTCTTTTTCTATCATAAAACCTTCTCCTAATATTTTTGAAATAATCTCAAACCATACATTTCCAATGTCGTATTTCATAATCTTGAAGGACATACAACCACCGTTGCGATTACAAGGATCTTCCCACATTGGTTTGATATGTTCGCGCATAAAGAAAAACATTCCATGCTGCCAAAGATCTTTATACGCTTTATACACATGGATGAGATCATTTGTGGAACTTATATCACATAGCCGAATATAGCTACTTTCATCCCACGAGTTGTCGTCTGGATTATGGAAATACAACGTCCATACATCGTTCAAAAAAATATCTTCGTTGTCAGCCGACATATATATTTTTTGTATTCTTATTGGTTTGAATTCTTATACCATTTAACATTTTATTTATGATTTATAATACGGATAAAATATAGTATCCTATGTCAAAACAGTTTTCTTTTACTGCTTTAGATAAAATTAGCAATAAAACACACACATATGACGGGTATTTAGAAGAAAAAGAAAACTATTTTCGTGTTTATATACGTGATAAAGCGGACTATATCTCTTTTTTCCTTGGTAAGGGAGAAGATCCTGATAAGTCAGCTGTTATGACAAATGCTATTCAACCTGAAGGAATCACAAATAATATGATGATGAAAGCCTCGTTAAAATATCTATTTGGACAATTTCCATTTTTGACAAAAGTAGAGTTTCGAGATGGAGTCAGCG